CATTTGTTGTGTTAAAAGACTGGTACAGGAAAGCTGGGCTGCAGCCTTCGGGCAAATTTGGTACAGCACCTGATAACAGTTTGAGAAATACGATTATGTTGATGTACACATTCTACGCTGTCCCAGAATTACAGGATTTGGATTTCTTTGAGCACGTTCAAGTTATAACCTATGGAGACGATATCATAGGGACAGTTTCAGATAAAGTGGCTCCTTTGTTTAATAATATTACAATAGCGCGTGGTATGAAGCAGTATCTCGGTATGACTTATACCAGTGCTAGTAAGAATACGGAATTATGTGAATTTGTATCTAAGGATACTGTGTCATTTCTGAAACGAAATTTTGTTACAATGAGCAATGGGAAAGTTGTAACACCCCTGTCATTGTCATCTATGAGAAAAATGATTGAATGGTTTATCCCTTCGGTTAATGTTTCTCCAATGGACCAAATGATAGGAATGTGCACATCTTTCTTGTGGGAGGCGGCTCTGCACTTACGTGAGGAAAAAGCTTTTAGCTGTATGCGCAATGATCTCTTAGAGGTCTTGTGTGATATTGGATTTGACAGACTCACTACACAGAGTAAGCTCCCCGGATGGGCACACATTACGGAGAATTTACCACTCATTTACGGGAGTGAAGGATCTTTTTCACTGGTTACCTCAGAGGCGTCAATTGGGAGTGAAACGTCATTGTTGCGTGAAAAGGATTTAAGGCATGGCTATTTAGCCGAAAGGAGTGACTTACTGCCTTGTTGTAAGCACAAACCCACTTCCCTCACTGCATGCGTGTTAAGTGAGAGTGAAGTAAAATGTAGTTCACGTGCTGATTTTTATACTATAACACAAGAATTGACGCGCGAGTTGATGGATCTGCGCAAAGAATTGAATAGCCAGAAATATAAGAATTATCCGTACTCTGCTAGGTATCTACTAAGACATCCAGAGATCTATGCTACTCAAAAGAATAGAAAGATAGCTCTACGATATCGGCAAATGGTAGCCAGGTGTGATGAAATTGAGATGACTCTTGCTATGTTCAGAGAGATTGAAGGAGAACAGAAACAAGAGCAAATCGTGACGGAGTCAGAAATTGTTGGTGCTTTGCATCACACCATACCTGAAATTGACGATCTGAAGAATGTTGAAGATGCTCTTGGTGATGAAAAAGAGATGAGTGTAGTTGGGAATGCTGAGAGGTATGATGGCATCGATCGTGAGCTGGCAGCTCAGTTTTTGGAGAGGCCGATTGAAATCGCAGCGTTTTCCTGGAGTCCCAATCCCCCGTCAGGGGTTTTTCAGGAATATGCCGTATGG